GTGAATTCGGCTGTATTGATGATACGATTGCCATTATTAAAATTCCACCTACATCAGGTGTATGGATACCAAACGCATTTACACCAAATCGTGACTATAAAAATGATGTTTGGAAACCTATAATCCATAACGCGGATACTAATGAGTATAATGTTGTGGTTTATGATAGGTGGGGTACTCTGTTATTTGAAGCGGATGATATTAACTCAGCGTGGGATGGTACTCATAATGGTAATGTTGTTCCGGTTGGTATATATGTTTATTTTCTCCACGTGTGGACATTAGATAAAGTACTTCACAATATTACAGGAACAATTAGTTTAATTAAATAAAACAATATGGAATATTTTAATATAGTACTAATTTATTTTTTTATAGGTGTAGCATGGTCAGCTCTTTTTGAGTATATGATTTATCTTAGTAAATATGATGAAAGTAATACAACTAATTGGTATAGGTTATTTTGGGTTACACTCTGGCCGTGGTGTATAGTAAAATTTTTAATGGGATTTTTTAAATAGAGTCTTTCAGAAACAAATAAAATTAGTTATAATTATAGTAATAGTAATCTAAAAATAAAACATGGAAAATTTTAAAGAAGGCGATAAAGTTAAGTGGATTCACAAGATGAAAGCAGTGCCACATCCTGAAGGCAAAACTGATAGAAACGGAGTTGTACTTCCAGTATTTAGAGATACAGAACGTGAAGGCACGATTATCAGATCAGTAAATACTATAAACACATGCCAAGTAAGACCAGACAGTACACTTAACAAAGGACCTGCTGGAATGGGATCGTATTATGACCTTAACATAGAAAGGGATTTATTAGAAAAAATATAAATATGCCAGACATATATCTAGTAACAAGCGAAAAATTTATTTCTAGTGAATGGACACTGGAGATCGATGGAGAAACTATAATCTGTAGACTTTTGGAAAAAGAAAATAATGAAAACTTCTTTGAATGGTCGGAGTGGACTAATGGCGGCTGGGAGTTAAGTGATACTGACAGCGGTCTTATGTCAATAGTTTATGAAGCATGGTGCGCAGGAGAACTTGATTTTGAATATTAGCATGTCTCCAGAAAATTCAAAATTAGTTTGGAAAGCAGCGATAAAGGCAGGTGATCTACTGAAAGGTAAATTGCCACCTCATCGTATGCATCCGAATGGTAGGAACTCTCATGCTCATGTCTTTCAACAACTCAAAGCTAAATTAGGAATGAGTTATAAGGACTGTGATGACAGTGAAACCAACGAAATATTAAGGTTTATTTTTGAGTGTACAATTAACCCCTCCTAACTTACAGATAAGATGACAACAGAAGATATGAAGCTTAGACAAGGCAGATCTAATAAAAGTGTAGAAGACTCTATTAAATTTATTTATATAGGAATGTGTGGTATAGGTTTATTAATATTACTAACGGTGTTCTATAGTCTTGCAAATTTCTTGATAAATAACTAAATAGAAAATCATATGATTATAATCAAAGGTGGTGAGCGCGTTTCAATTGACAGAATGCTAAAGGCATATAAGAAAAAGGTTCGTGACACGAAGCAAATTATAAAGCTTAAATCTAAAAAGCAATTTTTAAAGCCGTCAGTAGTAAAGCGCAAACAAAAACTTAAAGCTATTTACATACAAAAGAAGTTTGGCAATAAAATTTAAATTGTTAATAACTTTCTAAACAAAACTCTTTTTTATAGTACTTTTCTGCATTGTTATAGTTATATTTATATTATAATAATTAAAACGGAAACATTATGAAAAACACAATTTTAGTCCACACGCAATTAGAAGAGAACTACGGTCATTATGAAGGTAACTTCTACTGGAAGAAGAAAGGTGGTCATACATTTCAGATTGAGATGGACGCAGACCTTTTAATGTATAGTGATACTGCTGAGATTTTTGGTAAAATGCTAGAGTCTCAGTCTAATGACATGGAAAGGTTCACATATTTAGAATATGAGATTCAATGGCAAGTACCAACAGTCTTAGGTACACAGGAGGACTACATTAAAACAAATGAATTAATCCAAATTTAATAAAAGCTATGAAAAAAGATATTGTAATTTTTGACTTAGATGGAACTCTTGCTGATATTGATGCAAGACGAGCATTGGCAACAAAGGAAAATGGTAAAATGGACTGGGATGTATTTTTTGACCCAGAGAATATTGAATTAGATTTGCCTAACGAGCCAGTTATTGAAATGGCAAGAATGTTAGATGCACAAGGATTTAGGATTGTGATATTCTCCGGCCGCAGTAAAGCTACTAAAGAGGCTACTGCCGCTTGGTTAGAAAAGTTTAATGTTCCATTTCATATCATGAAAATGCGACCTACAGGACATCCCTGGGCTTTTATGCCAGATGACAAGTTAAAGAAAGGTTGGTTAGATGATATATTTCCTGGTGATAAAAAGGACCGCATACTTTGTGTGTTTGACGATAGAACTAAAGTAGTAAACATGTGGAGAGAAGAAGGGCTAACTTGTATGCAAGTTGCTCCGGGTGATTTTTAAATTAAAACTAAAATTATGAAGAAGTTATTTTTTTTACCAATCATAGTATTAACACTGTCCTTTACTGGCTCACAGCGAATTATCATTAAGAGACTTAAAAATAAAAAGGTTCAACTTCCACTAGAAGACAAAACACACAAACCCAAACTCACAGAGCTAACTTCTAATAATGGGAAGATAGATAGCAGAGTAGAATTAATAAAAGCTTTAAGTTTTGTGGAGAGTGGTGGAAACCCAAATGCCGTGGGTGATACACATTTAAATTTACCATCAGTTGGTCTTTTACAAATTAGGCCGGTTATGGTTAGAGAAGTAAATCGTATTCTAAAAAATAAAGGCCTAGAAAAAAAGTTTAAAAATAGAGATAGAAAAAAAGCAGCTGAGTCAATAGAGATATTTAACATATGGGCAGACGCCTATCACTTAAATAGTTCTTTTGAAAAAATGGCAAGAAATTGGAACGGTGGACCTGCAGGTTACAAAAAAACTGCAACTATTCAATATTGGAAAAAAGTATCAAATTACGCAAAACAAAATTTATAGAAATGAAACCAAATTATACTCAAACAGAAACTTACACACTAAACACAACTAACTGGAAAACTTCTACAACGAATAATTCTTATAAGGTTGTTTCAATTACTTACTCTTATGTAATTAAATCTTAGTAAACTTTTTGAATGAAGGTATGTGATTTTCATTCTGAGTCTTTTCATCTTCATAACTATCTTCCCAATGTGGACTTTTGTTATCTTTATCTCGAGTAGGATGAACACCAAACCCTTGCCTAACTGGGCTACCATAAGCATTAGTATCTTCACCGCCTGCTAAATCATCAAACATATCTTTGAATTGTTTTACAGTTCCTTTGTAATGTCTTATTGCATTTTCATCTTTATCTTCTTGTGGAGTTTCCATTACTTTTTGTTCTTTTGCTTAAGCTGGTGTATTTGTGTTTGCAACTTTAATTTCTGTAAGTCAATTTTATCCATTGCAATTCTATACTTATAGTATTCTATACCATAAACATCTTCTCTTTCTTGGGCAGCTCTAAATCTTTCGATGTTTTGCTGTTCTCTTCTCTTTAAACGTTCCGCAGTTTCATTAGGATTAAATTCATGCTTGTCTTGTTCATTTAAACCAAATGATTCAAAGTTTGAAATTGCCATATTAAAATGTACTTTTTTGTATTAGTTCACTAACATCATCAATGATAATTTTCTTTATGGCAGGCGGACCAGGTTTAAAATATTTTTGATCTTCTAAATAATCAATTAAAACTGTTGCTAAAACTTTAGCACCTGACGGTTTTTTACTTCCTGCTACTTGAACCATAGCTTCATCCATAGCACCGTAGTTTTCATATGCCTTATCAATTGATTCATTTACATGCTTCTTCGCTTCTTTAAGATACGATTCTGCTGTATGATCATCATTATCATTTGTTTCATACATATTTGCCTGTTCAGCTAAATGGTTTGAGCATGATTCAACAACACCAACAACAGGTCCCATTGAATATCCTGTCTGTGGTGTCCCACCACCTAAGCCAAAATTTTGTATGCCACCCATACCAAAGCCTGCAGCAACTATAGTTTCATTGACTTCAAAACTTTTAAAATCTGGTATCTTTTTCATAATTGTAATATTATTTGTTTATATATTAAGGTAATGATAATTTATTTGGTTATGAAACAAATACCTAGTAACTCTATATAAAAATAAACATAACTATGTCAGAGTTTAGTAGAACATCAATGGGCCGTAAATTTTATACAGATGACGTCCCTTCATTAGTAAAAGTATTAGAGAAAATTTCTAATCAAATGGAAAGAAAAAATAAATTAGAAGAAAAGAGATTTGTCTTAGAAGAGAAACTCCAAAAACTTTCTATCAAAGAATCTAGGGTACCTAAATCATAATGGGAACTAAAGCAAAACCAAACGCTATTACATACAAACAATTTGTTGCTCACATGGACAAAGGCAATAAAGTTTATATGAAAAAACCGAAGTCTTGGCAAAAGATTTGGTTTTGGTGGGAGTCAAAAAGTGAGAAGTGGTTTTTAAACAGAGCTCCTGAAAAACGGGAAGATGGTCGATTAGTTATAGAAAAATCAGGTTGGTTAATAGCTACACAATTAGAGTCTCATTTAAATTTTATGGAAAGACATGGCTATTCATATTACATAAATAAAGATAATGAATAAATTAATAATAGCATGCTTACTTTTTTTTGCTGGACAGTCTGCTATATGGTTTCAAACTAATGGTCAATTTGTATGGCCGATTTTTAAAAGGAATCCTATTGCAGTTTCAATTATATTTGGTACTACAATCAGTTACATACTAATTTATGGTTCTAAGCATATGGTAGAGTATTATAATGGGCTCTTATGGCCTGGAAGATTTATCGGGTTTGGTTTAGGCATGATTTCGTTTACTTTTTTGACTTGGTATTTTCTAGATGAAGGTATTAATACAAAGACCATAATATCACTACTTATTTCAATTATTTTAATCGCTATACAAATTCTCTGGAAATGAAAGACCCATATCAAATATTAGGTGTAGATAAAACTGCACAACCTGATGTAATCAAAAAAGCATATAGAAATTTAGCTAAAGAATATCACCCAGATAAATCTAAAGGTAATGAAGAAAAATTTAAAGAGATAGCAGACGCATACGAAACTTTAAGTGACCCAAACAAAAAAGCAAGGTTTGATCAGGCAAGAAATAACCCATTTGGTCAGGGCTTTGGTGGAGACTTTACAAATAGCGCATTTGAAGATTTATTAAATAATCAACATTTTGCTGGTGCGTTTAATCAGAGGTATGGTTTTAACTCAAAGGGTAGAAATACCACCGGTGTTTTAAGAGTAGATTTAACTGATGCATATTATGGCACAAGCCGTGATGTTAGGATTGGGATGAAGACAATTAAAGTAACTATTCCAGCTGGTGTAAGAAATGGACAAAAGTTAAAGTTAAAGGGTTTAGGTCAACGTGGCCAGACTGAAGACTTAAACGGAGACCTTATTATGAGTGTTGAAGTAGTTTCTAATAACAACTTTTTCTTAGACAATCAAGGGTTGCATACAATTAAAAACATTACTCTATTTGACGCAATACTTGGTGGCAAAGAATCTATTGAATGTTTTAATAAAATTATAACTTTTACAATACCACCTGGGACTGATCATGGTAAAGTATTAAGAGTTAAAGATAAAGGATTTCCAGTGTATCAACAAGAAGGCAAGTTTTCTGACTTACTTATATCAATCACTGTTACTATTCCTAACGATTTTGATGATGAAGATAAAGCAATGTTACAAAAAATAAAAGATAAACATAATGAAAAGAGATAAGAGTGGCTTTAGTGAAAGTTTTATTCGTAGCTTATTACTAAATTTAGAAGAGACAGATTTTAATGAATACATGGAACTGTCATATCATGTTATTATGCAAAATCCCAGTGCAGTCTTTAGACGGAGCGACCCTATTGACGAAAAGCTAAAATCTATTAATACATTGATTAAACATTTTGAATTAGCTGAAAGTTTTGAGAAGTGTAATAATTTGCAAAAATTAAAGAGTATGCTATTTTTAGATACTTCATATGATGATGATGACTTATAAAAAGCTATTTTTAAATTGTTAATAACTTTCTAAACAAAACTCTTTTTTATAGTTGGTTTCTGCATTGTTATAGTTATATTTATATTATAATAAAAAACGGAAACAGTTCCACAAAACATTAAAAACATTTATTATGAAAAAAGTAAAACAATTTGACAAAGCTAATCTAAAAATGCTTAGAGTAGAGATGAATAAAGAGTTACAATCTGTAGCTAAGAAATATGGTATTACTATCGACGTAGGAAATGCTTCTTTTAGTAGTAATGAAGTAACATTTAAAGTTAATGCTAACACAGTTGAATCTGATGGTACTGTTATTACTAAAGAATCTCAGAGCTGGGATCGACATAAAGGATTTTATAACCTAAGCCATCTGAATGTTGGTGATACTATTACTATTCAAGGTTCTCCTTATACCTTAAGCGGTTTTAATACCAGAGCATCAAAAAACCCAATTAAGTTTACTAATAGTTCAGGAAGTGGATATAAATGTTCTGTAAGAATGCTACAAATGGAAAACTCTAAATAATAATGGAGACTAACTCTACTACTCAATCAGAGCTCCAGGAGTTTCTATTGAAAATGGAAAATATTTCTACCACAGATATTATAGCTGATGAAATGATTAGGAATCTAATTAGCGGTACTCATGATCTTCAACCTCCAACTCAGTTACGTGTTTTATTAGAATCCTTTGAAACACTATTTGCAAAACGAGAGGAATTTGAATTATGCGCAGAGCTATTAAAAAATAATCCACAACTTAATAAATTTTCATTATGAAAAACAGAACAGCACAAATAGTATCTCAATACAAGAGAAATCATAAAACCCTTAACATGGAATTTATAGAGTTTGTAGCAGATAAGTTAAGGGTTAGCGAAACCTCTGCTGCAAGAATAGTCAAAGAATATAAAAGAGAAGAATTACAAATTAATAATAACTTAATACCTGCATAACATGAGAATAGAAAAAATTGGAAATTTTAAAGTAGAATTAGCTGACAACGCTGATGCAATTTTTATTAGAAATAACAAAGGTGAACTATTGAAAGCTGAAACGTGTAGACCTATTGAAGGAATAGATCTTTTTACTGAAACTTGTAATAAACTTAAAAAAATAATCAAGGACAGAAAGGAAGCAGGTAAAAAAGTTTAAATTGTTAATAACTTTCTAAACAAAACAAGATTTTATAGTACTTTTCTGCATTGTTATAGTTATATTTATATTATAATAAAAAACGGAAACATTATGGAAAAGCAATTAGAGTTATTTGAAATAGAAACAGGATTAGTAGGTGAAGAAGCATGGATAGTAGCAAAACAATACTGTTTAGGTAAACTTACAAAAGAAGAAGCAATTTATAAAGTTGCAAGTAAAGAACAATTAGAAGATGACATAGATTATTTTAATTCAATCTGTCATTAAGATTAAACACGCGGAGTTAGCCTAATTGGTAAGGCATAATACTTACTCAACGATTGAAAAGCAATACTAGTTGCGTAAAGTAAATCGGTAGTATTAGATTAAGGGTTCGAATCCCTTACCTCGCAGCTCTTAGATAGGTTCTTATGAACTGAACAACGAGGCGTCAAATCTCACGCCTACAAACCGAAAGGTAGAGTCTAAGTGGAGAAAAAGAATAAAGTAATGCTAGGCTGTCGTGACCCATGAAATGAATGGATACCCCACGGAGCAGATGCCGGACATGAAGAATAAACCGGTTACCCATCGATTCTAGCATTACTTTTAATATTGTTAATAACTTTCTAAACAAAACAAGATTTTATAGTTCAATTGCACAACAATATAGTTATATTTATATTATAATAATTAAAACGGAAACATTATGAAAAAAACAATCGCAGAGCTGAAAACATCAAATTTCAAAGAATTGACTAATCAAGAATTGTTAGATTTAACTGATATTAATATTAACAAAGGCGGCATTCCTTTATTAGCAGTATGTGAGGTTAAGAAAAGAAGATTAAGAAAATTCACAACTAAAACAGTAACGTCATAATAAAAAACAGTAACATTATGAGAGACAGATTTAAATACTTACAAGAATTTTTAATAGAGATGAATGATTCATCCTCAGGAAATCATAAGATTGCAACTATTAAAAAATATGCTGATAATTCTGAAGAGAATGATGATAGAGAATTTTTGCAAAATATTTTCTACTACACATACAACCCTTACAAGAAGTATGGTGTAACAGCTAAGAACTGCAAAAAGAATTTTAATATAGTAGGTTACCCAAATACTTATGGGAGCATTTTCACTCTATTAGATGATTTAGCTAACAGAGTTTGTACAGGGCATGATGCTATTGCAAATGTCAATAGGTTTATTCTAGAGAACAGGCAATATGAAGATATTATTTATAACATTATTGACGGTGATCTTAAAATGGGAGCAAACACTACTTCTATTAATAAAGCAATCCACGCAGATCTAATACCAACATTCAAAGTAGCGTTAGCAAACCCTTATGATGTTAAGAGAGTAGATTTTAAAAGTGGAGACTGGTACGGTTCTAGAAAATTAGACGGTGTTCGTTGTATTTGTCGAAAAGAAATGAATACAGTAACATTCTTTTCTAGAAGTGGCAAAGAATTTTTAACACTAAAAAATTTAGAAAAAGAAATTTCAAAAATTGGTGGAGACTTTATCCTAGATGGAGAAATCTGTATGGTTGATAAAGATGGCAATGAAGATTTTCAAGGAATCATGAAACAGATCAGAAAAAAAGATCATCAAATTGAAAATCCTAAATTCTTTGTATTTGATTATTTAACTTTAGAGCAATTTGATGATAAGGTTGGAACTACACCATTAACATTTAGATTGGATTTAGGTAAAAATAGTTTACCAGAAAAAATTAATTCTGATATGTTGGAATTCTTACCACAGGAACAATTAACTACTGAAGAACAGTTTACTGAAATGGCTAAAGAAGCCGAAGAGGCAGGATTTGAAGGGATCATGGTTAGAAAGAATGTAGGGTATGAAGGTAAAAGAAGTCATAATCTATTAAAAGTTAAAAAATTCCATGATGCAGAATATACCGTATTGTCTACAACTAATGCAATTATTAGATGGACCGAGAATGGTAAGCAAATCGAGCGAGAATGTTTAAGTAATATAACAATTGAACATAAAGGATGTATTGTTTCAGTAGGCTCAGGATTTACAAAAGAACAGAGACAACTGTATTATGATAACCCAGAATTAATAATCGGTAAGACTGTGACGATCCAATACTTTGAATCAACAGAGAATCAGAATGGTGGGTATAGTTTAAGGTTTCCAGTAATAAAGCATGTATATGAAAATGGTAGAGATTGTTAATATATAACAATATACTAATGCAGTAATGAAAAGAAATGCAATAACCATATTTGACGTTGATGATACTCTTGTAGTGACTAAGAGCAAAATAAAAGTACATAACCCTAAGACTGGTTTTTCTACTGAACTTACTCCACAAGAATTTAATACTTTTAAGACTAGGCCTAATGATAAGATGGACTTTTCAGATTTTCAAAGTTTGGATATTCTTAAAGCTGGTAAAATTATAGAATGGGTGTTTTCTATTTTAAAAAGAACTATACAAAAAGGCAAAGCTGTTGGTATTATTACAGCAAGAGATGATTCAAAACTTATTCAGCAATTTCTATCTCATAATGGTATTAATATAAATCCACAATATATTTTTGCAATTAATGATACTTCATTAGGATTTAAAGGTTCTACATCAGAAAAGAAAAAGGATGCGTTTAAGAAATTTATAGATATGGGTTTTAACGACTTTACGTTTTTTGATGATGATGAAGAAAACATTAAACTTGCAAAATCTTTAAGTAAGGAACCTAATATTAAAATGAGAGCTAAATTAATTAAAAGCAAATGGATTCCAAAATTCGACGACTTCAATCAAAAATAGAAACTTTTACTGATATTTTAGAAAATATTAAAAATCTTTCTAATTCATCTACTACTAAGGTTGGTTGTATTGCATTAAGAAAAGATTTTAGTAAAATTGCAAGCTTTGGCTATAACGGCTCATATAGTGGTGCTGTTGATAATGAGGATACTGGAACTGAAGAAGACAGCCTTACACCAGGCGAAAGTGGATTTATTCATGCTGAGGTAAATATGATTGCAAAGTTTAAAGAATACGATCCAGAAAATTACATTATTCTTTTAACACTATCACCATGTAAAATGTGTACAAAGATTTTAATTAATGCTGGTTTTAAGCATGTATATTGGATTGATGATTATCGCAACTTAGAACATTTGGCTATCTTTAATCTCTGTAAAATTACAAATGGTCCTATTACAAATCTCGTGAATGACTACCATCTAATTAAAGACTGAATATATACAAAAAAAGTATATCTCAGTGGTCATAGAAGGAATAACATTCAAACTTGCATTAGACTTTTTTGTATTTTTAAAAAAGAATCGAATAACCTCTACAGGTATTAAGATTGACTTTTTTAACAATGCTAAACATCAATTTATTGATTTTGTAGATGTTGCTGCAATGCAAACTTACTATGACAGCAATTACATCCCATTAAATGGTAGCGGTACGGGAGATTTAGTTTCCATATCAGTATTTAGCAGCACGAGTGACTTATATGATTTTATAACAACTTTTGTAGCATCAGATGTTACTGGCAATTTAAAGTTAAAAAGTGGATCTTCATTTGACTCACAAAGGGATAGTGGAAGAAAAGTGTACATAAACCGACAATCTCTATTAATTAAAAATGCTGTAGCTGACTACGTTAAATACTACAAAGAATTAAACAGTATTTATAAAACTGGGATTTATTCATCGCTTTATGCAGTTCCTGGTTGGTCACAAGGTACATGGTATTTAAATTCATTTAGAGAAGCATTGAATTCTCCTAGGTCTGTTTCTGAATTTCCATTTACTGATGAAAAGATTGAACAAGATCCACCTAGCTAAAAGTATTTACAACAAGAATAAATAAAAAAACATTTAACTCGATGCCAACGTCATTTAACTTACAAGAATATATTCTTTTTAGAACAGAAATAAAAAGAGAGCTAACCAATGCTGAAGTAGACACTAATTTTCAAATGGTAGCAAACCCATGGGAAACTACTAGATTATATCAGGTAGGAAACATTATTTATCACCCAGTGGTTGTAGATGATCCTGCCACGACAGGAGAGGATCAGTTGCTTGGGTGGTGGCGAGCAAATAAAACAACTACACAAGGTGTCTTTGATATTACACAATGGGATATGGTTGGTGGCATCGGGACTAGCACAATTAATGTACTAGGGAGTAATGGCTTTGGTAGAATAAATGTAAATTCAACAACCGCACCTGGGGCATTGCAGAATGGTAATGATGCAGTTGTAACATCAACTTCCCCTAATGATCTTTTTAATATTATTGCAGGTGCTGGGATGCAGCTTCAGTATAATTTAGCTTCAAAGTCTATTAAGATAATTAATACATTAGCATCAAATCCAGGTGAAATAAATATTGGGGAGAATGTTGGTTTAGGCACAGGGCATCAAGATGTTTATGCTGGTCAAGATGGAGTCAAATTACAATTTAATGGCTTTCAATCAACCAACACATCAAATGTTGCAGGTGACGCTTTAACTGTAAGTACAAATGTTGCACAGAACAATATTGAATATAACTTTGATGAAGGTAATGTAAATTTAGCTGCGTTAAATAGCGGAGCAACAACCATAGATATGATCTCAGACATATCAGCTGCTGTTCCAAATACAAATGACGTTTTACAGTGGAATGCAGGAACTGGTTTATGGACACCTGTTGCATTAGGAGCATTAGGGCAAGTAAATATTTATGGAGATAATGGAAGCATCGGAGCTGTCGACAGACTAATTACGCTAAACGGTACTAGTGGTAATCTTCAGTTTAACCGAGCAGGAGATACTGGGACTGGTGTTCAGATTTCTAATGTATCAACTGTTCATCAGCTTGAGCTTAAACAAACCAATGCAACTCTAAGTTCTGTAATAAGATTTAGTAATGCCGGTGTGTTAGGAGCATCAATCGGATATACACCGATAGGCACCATATCGTCTTTTGGTATAAATCTTGGCGGAGACTTAGGTGGGATTGTTAATGATGCTTTTAGTATAGATGATAATAACGCAATATATGTACCTCAATTAGAAAACGATAATACTCTTACTACTGCCGCAGTGACTCATAGGATTCCTCTTGTTTCTGGCGCAGCCGGCTCACAAGGTAAATTTGGAAGTAGCGATAATCTTAAGGCCACAACTTATACTAATGTAGATGGAGAAACTGGTCGGATTAAACTTGAACTTAATGGGCTGCGGACACAGGTTGCATCTGATCCAGCAAACAGTGTCTTTTTCCAAGCTAGTGAAACTACAGCAAACGCTAAATATGGTGGAGCATCAACCACATTAATTGCGTCATGTATAGCAAACGAATATCGATGTAATAATGTGACTCAGGTATTTACGTATGACGTATTTCAGTATTCTACTGCATCTACCAAACGACTTATAGGGAGAGTTGCTGCCTTTGCTTCTGCAGATACTCCCGAAATTGAACAAATAGTAGGTTCTTCTATTAGTATAGCTAACAGACCAAGTGTAATTGGTGCTGGTTTATCGATAGCGCTAGGGCAAAACATTGAATTTTCAGAAGGAGCTGCCGGTTTAGCAAACCCACAGCGAGTTGGTTTATATTCAAATGTTGTAGGTAATGCTGCTGGTGGTACTCCTGTTAGTACCACGCTAACAGAGTTATTGGCTGATGGTGGAAACTGGGCTGGTTATTTTGTAGGCTGTGTTAATATTAAGAGTGGTGGATTAGTTCTTCCTGCTAGTACATTAGGCAACCGACCGCTGTGTAATGATACGGGCAACAGTGCTATTTCTAATAGAACATTATGGATTAATTCTGCAAACGGACATTTATATAGAGGAACTACTGATATTGAAGGAGCGGCTGCCGGTGCATTTTTACCGTTAGCAGGTGGCACAATGACTGGTAGTATTGCCGGTGATACCACTACTACATCAATAAGTGCTATGCAACAAATAAGTGCTGCACAGATTATTTCTCAACTGACTGCACTGACTCCAAACGGAACAACTATTACATGGAACACGACAGCAGGGACTACAGTACCTCTTGATTTATCTGCAATTACTCTTGCTATAAGTGCATTTACAATAACTAATTTGGCAGGCGGTGCAACTGCTACACTGTTTTTTACTGGTGGACTTAATTCTTCAATTGCAACTACTGCGTGGACTGGAAATGGAGGTACCATTAAGTGGGAAAGCGGAGTAGCCCCAACTACTTCAACGACTGGTGGTACAGATATATTTACATTTAGAAGCGATGGAACTAGCGTTTATGGAACAGTTGTTTTAGATCTTAGCTAATCAATAAAATAGCATTCTTAAACAAATTTAGTTTCATGTGTATAATAATAAAACATGGAATTAGAAAACGATATACCTAACGAACAAATAGATCCTCCTGAAATTGAATATCTACAATGGATAAAGGGTGATGCTATCGGTGATGTTGTTACAATAAGCCATGCTGATAACGAATGGATATATTTTAACGAAGGAGGTCGAATATCAGTATCGCTAAAGAATGAGTACTTAGGTACTATAGATGCTGAATTAGCTTCAACTCTAATGGGCTCTATCGTAACAAGTATAGATCCACTAAATACTTCTGCTGCTCCAACAGCGATAGTACCTACGCAAACTGAGCAGTCTGTAATATCACCACCTGAAAAGACTCCAATACGAATCTTGTTTGATAAGCAGAAAAAAAATAATAAGACAAAACTTATATTAGAGTTTCCAGTAAATACTCCTAATAAGAGCATTTTTGATTTAATGATTTCTTCATTTGAACCTTCTGAGGTAAATAAAGAACTTAATGATTTTATCTTAGAACAACTTGATGTTGATCAAATTATGGATTCTTTAAATGACTCAATTCTCAAATTAATAAAAGATACTTATAAAAAGAAAGGGTAGTTATACTGCTTTAATATATAATAAAATCTACAACAATGGAAGAACAATCTAATAATACATTTAGAATGCCTAACCGATCTGCACGCAGAAAGGCAATGAAAATTCAAGGATTCTTTAAGCAAAAGAAAAATCTATCACTATCTGACAAAGCCAAACTATCAAAAGAAATTAGAGTTAACGGTAGCGAAATTCATAATGCAAATGTTGAGAGAAATGAAAAAGCTGCATTTATGAAGTTAGAAGAAATTGAGTCAAAAAAGATTTCTAGGTGGAGAGAAGAAGGTTATAATGATAAAGAGATTGCGCAGCTAAGAGAAGCAGATTCTTTAATCATGATAAAAAACAAAGCTACATGGCAGGCTGATAAGAAGTCAGCTAAAGATATAATTAAAAAAGTTAGTGAATCATTGAAAGCAAGATCATAAATGGTTAAAATAATTTTAGAAGCAGCAAGAAACGGTGTAATAAAAAAAGTGGTAGATGATAACTATGGTGGTGGGAACGAAACGTTTACTACTACTAATGTCTATGAGTTAACTGAAGAAAATGAATATGGTGGAAACACTTACATAAAAAGATTCTTTTTTGACTTATGTGATGATCTAGGTTTGTCACTAGGTAGTAAGTTTGATAAAGATGTATTAGATATTAATGCAAGATGGGGTTCTCATTATGATCCTACCGCCAAAGACATTGCAGCTAGAATAAAAAAGCTCAAGACCGAGCTTAACGAGTTAGAAGAATGGAAAAAGAACATATAGAATTTAATTTCATATACTCAACAAATGCACAGTGTGTTAAATCATTCTTAGGTAATGTACCTAGGAGCATAGAGTGTATAAATTATATGGATATTTTTAATAAGCTAACAAAAAACGATTATTACCAATACGAACCATCAGACGCAGTTGTATCATCATATCTAATGAGACAGTTGCAAAACGCGATAGGTCGTAATATCTCTACTACAATATTTTACGTTTTAGGAAATTTAGAAAAAGAGACTATTATGGAAATACAAGATTACGTAGGATCATTATCCAATAAACCTATTACATATAAAATTTATCATTCACCTGATATTATTGTCAACGGTAGCGCTAAGTTATTTGATGACATAATAGAGTTTGAATGAAAGCCCATAGAATATTCAATAAAGGACAAACTGTATACTGCTTATTAGCATCCCATACAAATCCTAACATACTTTTACCAGTTAAAGGTGTCATCCTAGATTCTAAATGGGACCCAGTAAACCCACTATATCAAATTCGTATTATTAAGTTTTATGATAATATGAAATTCTTAAAGAGACATTTCTTTAATATGAATTTTAGACATGTGTTTGAAAACAAAGCAAGGAAGCTAACTTTAAAATCAGAAGACTTTAAAACTGTTAGCTCTTTAGAAGAAAGACTTAACGATACAGACCGAGCACGATTTTATGTTGTGATTGAATCTGTGATGTGTACCAAAACCAAAGTTAGCTTATCAGGATTATTTGAAAAAGTTCAATTTTATATGATTTCTAAAAACTTAAAAGAAATCAGAGACATCTCAACAAGACCGTTCTTTAAAGGACCTCTATCTCTAGACAGTGTAAAAGAATTTGACGTTAGGTACAAAAAAAGCTGGTATGATAAATTTAAATTAAGTAACTTTGACATAGATAAGTATCTCAATAGCTTAGGCTAAATATATAATAAAAATAATCTTTCTCTATGGGGTTTAATTTAAGTGATAAAGTACAAAATTTAAATGATGCAATGTTCCCTGGCCCAAACACTGCAAACAGTAATTTATTGGCTGCATTTGGAGGGGAATCCGCAGGAATGTCTAGAGATGTAACAGAGAAAGCAGCTGCGCAGTTTTATACACGGTCAGCAAAGCCAAACCCGTTAACTGTGGCCAAGGGTATGGATCAACAAGATATTAGGCAATCAATTGCTAACAGATATGCATTGTTTAATTTTCAAGGATTACACGGTAACCTTTCGACAGAACAAGGTGCCAACTATCATGATAGCCCGTCTAACCCTCTTATGGGTGGGGAGCAAGATGCAAAGAATGTTTCAATTGGAAAGATTAAATTATTCTTTGATGAAAAGTATCCAAAGATAAGTTACCAAGAATCAGATTTCTTATATGGCAAATACTTTAAGAAAATACCTGTAAATCATTTAATTACGCTAAGAAGATTTCCAACTCCAGTTGCAGATAACATATATTCTTACAATGTTAGAACAAAGGGTGAGACTGAAGCTACTGATGCTACTCAAGTAGCTGGTGTTACTGCTGTTACTTACTTAGGAGAAACTGCAGGTAATAAATTATCGGAAATACTTAAATTTTCTTTTGGTTTAAAATTTAAAGATTTAGAATCTAAGATGGAAGAAATAGATACTTCCTCTTCAGGTGGCGGCGGTTATACCAAACAACCATTTTATAGTAAATTAGGCGGAATAGGAAAGGCAGTTGCAGATACGGCAAAGGGTGTTACTCCTGGTGCAAAATTTAGAGCGCAAAATGGTGCAGGATCTTCTACTGCAGATCAATTAGGTACTACTTATGCAAACTTTGTATTAGGACCTATAAATGTGGTAGACACTACAAAGATTAGAGATAGAGGCTTAAACTTTTCAAATGATGTTAAACTACAATTTGAATATGAACTTAAATCATTAAGCTATGTTAATCCTAAAATAGCAATGATTGACATTATAAGTAATATGCTAACCATGACAACAAATAATGCACAGTTCTTTGGTGGTGGGCATCGATATTATGGAAGTGCTGGTTTTGTGGCTAGTCAATTTGGTGATCCTAATAAACTGAGAAATGGTGATTTCTCTGGTTATATGGGAAGTCTTGTCGACTCTATTTCAAATGCCTCACAGACTTTATTTGGAGATTCAAATGGAGATTTTAGTGCAAACAGTATTCTTGACGGTGCAAAGAAGATTGGAAAAACAATGCTGGGTAATGCGCTAGGTGATTTCTTAGGAGGTCAGGTTGGTGGGCCAACAGGTACTACTGCAACAAGAACTTTCATTAGTGGAGAACCTACTGGTGATTGGCATATAACTATTGGCAATCCACTCAATCCTATTGTTATGATGGGAAATATGATTTGTGATAATTCAATAATGACATTGGGTGCTGGTTTAGGTTATGACGATTTCCCAATGGAAGTTAAATTTGAAATAGACTTAAAGCACGGTAAGCCTCGAGATAAAGGTGACATAGAAAATATGTTCAATGCAGGACAAGGTAGAATATACGCATCAGTACCTGGTGTAGATGATGTTCTTAATTTAGCTGGTAAAGAAACTAATACGTATGGGAGTGTACCTGCAGGTAATAGCGATCTCCAACAAAGTACCAATCTGCCTTCGGCTGCTGCACTTAAAAAGGATGAAGGTTCTAAGAAAACTACAGCAAGTGCAAACTCAACAGTTTCAGGGGCGTATGTTAGCAATTTAACAAAAATGTTAATTGACTCATAAAATAATATAAAGAAAATGAATATTAGATCATTAGAGCTAAAAAACAGATTAACAATTGAAAAAACTGGAGAACAGTATTTTGATTTGTCTGCACCATCATTTACTTATAAAAGAGAACTTGGCGTAAAGGCATTGCATTATGTTACAGTAGACCAAGCAGGTAGGATTGATAAAATATCGCAACAGTATTTTGGTACAGGTGCATACGTTGATGCTATATGTATTGTAAATAATATCTTTAATCCCTTTTCAGTTTCTGAAGGGGATATTTTAGCAATACCCCAACTTAAAGATGAGAATCTAGTTTATTCAAGACCTGATGCTGCATCAAGACCAAGTGAAACATTAGCACAATATGTTAACATGGATAGACAACGAGAACAAGATCAATCAAGATTACAGAGATTAACACAAAAGGCAAAGACTAAGAAGAACGGGGTCAAAACACCTATTCCTCCAAATATGCTACAGCAAGGACAAGAGGCTAAGATCTTTAAAGGAGGTAAGATTTTGCTAGGTGCAAACCTACCAACCAGAACAAACACTAACACTGAATCATAATTATGCCAGGAACCCCAAGTATAGTCGAAAGAAACATATTAACAGTATTAGAACCTGCCATTAAACTAGATCCTTTAGAAATATTGGATCGTGAAAGTGGATCTGGAAATTCTGATGGGTTAACTATGAAAGAGAAACCTTCTGAGTTTTCGCAATTGGTACCTGAAATTAAAATTAATGGATTTGATGTACCGAGTGATGTCTTAAATCTTTTCTCACTAAAGAATAACACGTTTTACCCTACATGTAGAATACAGTTTGCAGACACTGATGCATTGTTTACTGCAAGATTTTATCCAAAGGATGGGGACCTTATACAATTAAACATCAGGTCACAAGGTGATGAGACTACGTTTAAACCAGTAAGAATAGATTTTACCATAGTTGATTGCAAACCTGTAGGTGGTGGTGGAGGAGAAAGTGCAAATGAATATCTTATAACAGGTAGAATGTTTGTACCGAAGCTATTTGCAGAATCAGTTGAATATGAAGAAGAAGTTACAAGTTGGGATGCTTTATTAAATATTGCAGAAAAAATGGAATTAGGGTTTGCATCAAATGTTGAAGAGACAAATGATCTTATGACATGGACAAATCCTAATGACACTACTGAAACTTGGATTCAAGATATAGTTGCAAATAGTTATCTTAATGACGATACATTTTTTACTAGTTATATAGATCCTTACTATTACTTAACATTGGTTGATGTTAATAGGTTATTTAGTCAAGAAGGAGCAGTTGAAGCAAGTTTAGGGTTTAGCCAAAACGCAGGAGATACTATGGGTGCTAATGGTGCAATAGGTCAAGAAGGTAATACTCCAAACTATTTAAGTAATATGGTTCAACTCCAAGGCGGCGCTAGATATATTTCAAAATACCAAATGGTCAATAAGAGCGGTGAAATAAGTAAAGCAAACGGCTATAAAAGATATACACAGTACTGGGATTTAGAAACAAGAGAATGGGTAAGTGAATTTGTTGATCCATTAACTAATAACACACCTGGTATGATACCGGCAACAAAGGGTAGATTAATAGACGGCCAAGTTGAAGGACCAAGAAATGAACAAGTTAAATATAAGTACTTAGGTACACAAGGAGATAACGTTCATGCACAATATCAATATAGCACAGTTCTTAATTATCAAAATATAACCGAGATAAATAAAATGGGCATGGTTATAGAATTAGATACACTTAATCCTGCACTTGTTCGGTATAGTAGAATATACTGTCAAATATTAGAGTTTGCCCCTACAATAAAGGATGTACTTGCTGCACCCTCGGTTGCTGATATAAGTGGAGCAGAAGGAAAACCACAAACAAGACCAGATAATACTGATGATACAAACAGTGAAAATGGTATAGTTAACGAATACTTATCTGGATTTTATGTTATAACTGGTGTTGAATGGTTGTATACTAATCCAGGTCCAATAAGAATGAGATTAAGATTACAGCGTAGAGAATTTACACCAACTACCTAATAAATATAAAAAGAAGAATATAAGATGGCAGATTTAACAAGTATACTCGGACCCTTTAGTTCTGCACTAGGTGGTAAATCATTCCCATCAAGCTATGGCTTTGCAAAAAGGTTTGTAAACAATGGAGGCCCAGTAACAGTTGGTACTAATGGTGTTACCTCATTAGATGATCCTACATATCTAGGTTTTGATTTAATGTTTGATATTACCTCTCCACTGTTTATGGATGCTACAAAGGGTAACAGTGGTGCAAAGGCTGTTGATCCTCAGTCAGTTATACCAGGGTCAGTTAGCGACTTAGGAGATGCTGTGGGTATTTCAAATTTAGGTGGCGCACAGGCATTAGAGTCACAGCCAACACCTGAGCCTGGATATTCTTCTGGTGTATCTGCTATAGGTTATTTACTTAGAATTGGAGAAGGAGACCGTGCAAAATTTCTTAGAGCATTCATACAAGGTATACAAGATATAGTTGCGACAAGACCTTATTATTTTCAAACTATTGCTGGTTTAATAGAAGGATGGAATAAATCTACAGATTTCGCAGAAGATCCTTATACAGGAACCACTGGCGCTGAGGGTATTTCCATTGGTTGTTTAGAAGCTATAGATTTAAAAATAACTGCATTGTTTAGTTTATACCGAATGGCAGTGTATGATACTAGAATGAAAAGATTTGTTCTGCCAAAAAACTTAATGCGGTTTGATGTATATGTAAATGTTCATGAGATAAGAAAGTTTAAAACTACACGAAATTGGCTAAGAGCGCTCAATCCGTCTGTAACAGAAGCAGAGACGTCTACATACGTAAATGAAAATACATCTAATGTTAGATTTAAATTTACGGATTGTGTTTGGGATGTTGCTGCGAGCGGAAAGGCATTTGAAACTGTAACTAATGTTGGTGGAGAAGTTGCTGTAACTGAAATTAAATTTGGCTATGGAGATATGCAATTAAAATCTTCTTTTTCTGGTCTTGACTTTGGATTAGACGATGGTGTACGGCAAGGAGCTGCAACATCAGGTAACTTAGGCGATAAGCTTAAATCAGTTGCAAAAGATCAAGCAGGCAGCATGGCAGCAGGAGCAATTAATAAAATAAAATCAAAAGTGAATGCTGCTATACAGGATATTACTTTAGGTAATGTCTTTGGTTTAAGAAATGAATTACTAGGAACATTGGCAAATCCACAAACCTTAATAAATGCAGCAGCAGGAGCAGCAGTTCAAAGTGGAGTATTAGAAACATTTGGAAATGCCATTAGAAACATAAGTCTAGGAGATAACCCGCTAGGTGATGCAGTTGCTGCCACTAGAAGTATTGTTACAAGCCAAGCATTTGATCCGTCTAATAATTCTTTAGGTGGATTAAATTCAACTAATGCATTTGGACCGTCAGGACCAGCTCAAGATAACGGTGGATTAGAATCAACAAATATTTTTGAATAATGGGAAAGGTAAATCCAACAAATTTTAACGCAGATGATTTAAGAACTACCCAATGGGTTGGGATAGTAGAAGATACTGCCGATGATATCTTTGAAGGAAGATGTAAGATAAGAATATATGGAAAGATGGATGAAAGAGTAGATCCTAACGATCCTACTAGTGCATACAAGATTCCAACACCTGCATTACCCTGGTCAAGACCTCATCAGTTAATGTATGGTGGCTCTGCGACAGGTAGCGGCAAATTTGAAATTCCAAAATTAGGATCTGTACTTAGGATGACTTTTGACAATGGAAATTTGTACCAACCGATTTATCATGAGAACATTTATCCCTCTGATGAAACTAAGGCTGAGATAGAATCATCTTACCAAAATTCACATGTACTTATTTATGATACTGCATTTGGATTAACAGGTGGAGAAAATGGAACTGAGGTAACAAATGATAGGGAAGGTGAACATGTTAAAGTTTTCTTTACAGAAGAAAAAGGTTTGATGATTGATTACACTACATCAACTGGACCAACCACAATTAATATTAAACCTGATAACTCTGTTGAAGTTTTAAACGCAAATGGCGATTCAATAGAAATGGTAAACGATGGAACTGTTAACATAAATTGTGCAAATGCTAATGTTAATGCAACAGGAGAAACTCATATTAATAGCCCAAGAATAAAACTTGGTGAACAAGCAACTGAGGCAGTAATAAAAGGTGACACGTTTGCAGGGATATTTGATGCACACGTTCATGTAGGAAATTTAGGAGCACCAACTGGTCCACCCTCGGCAATAGTTAAGCCTTCATTGAGTACTAAGAATACTACTGATTAATTAGCCTTAATATATAAACTATAAATTAGATTAATATGGCATTAGTAAAGAGTGTTTTGGAGGCAGATATGAATAAAGCATTCACAGATGCAATGAAAGAATTTATTCTTCAGTCTCAAACTACAGCAAATGATGGAGAAAGTGTATTCGAGACTGCAGTTAAAGAGGCGGCCGGAGTTTTTGCACCATTAGCAGCAGCTGCAATTGATGATTATTTGAAAACAGCAACAATAACAACTACTGTCACAACTACCGGAGTAGCAAATACTATTACTGCAAGTGCTGTTGGTCCAGGAACTGGTGTAGGACCTACTACATCATCAGGAAGTGGCACAGGAGCTCCTGGCGTTGGGATTACATAATATACATAGTAAATATATAATACATATAACAAACCTTTTAAAAAAAAATAATGATAACACAAGAAATTACCATCCAATTAAGTGATGATCCGTTTGATACAAAAGTAGTACAAGTTCAAGTACCAGAAGGAACTAAGTTAATGTGCAATGAACCTTATGCACCTGAAGTTTTGGCAATGTATAATCTTTCAAAGGAAGTAATAAAAAAAGCTCAGTTAACAGAAAGCCAAGTACCATTTACAACTAGCGGAAAAATTACATTTATTTCAGAAGATAGGACTAATGCAATAATAGACACTCAATCTAAATTTACTCCATGTTGTTCTCTAATAAAAGAACCTGATTATATAGTTGATCAATTATCTGTTGGGATGGAAATAGATGTAAAAATTAAGACGGCTAAGAATGGAGATATTACCGCATCTATTGGTGAGGCAATCTTAGATGTTAAGATGAAGGAAATAAAAGAAGCTATCGGTAATACAAACATTGGTTATACTGGTCTTGTTAAGGAACTTATTCATGGTGGCTATTGGGTAGATGTTGCAGGCATTAAATGTTTTATGCCAGGTTCATTAGGAGGGTTAAATAAACTTCATGACTTTACTTCATTAGTAGGAAAGGAAATTATTGTAATGCCAATCACATACTCAACAGAAAAAGATACTATCGTCGTATCACACAGAGAGTATTTAAAAACAATGATTCCTACTAGAGTTGACGAGTTAACAGAAGACATCAAAGAACAAAGAGCTGGTTTTGTAACAGGAACAACTAAGTTTGGTATTTTTGCCCAATTTGAGGAATGCTTAACAGGATTGATTCCTAAAGCAGAATTAGATGAAAGTACTTTAGCTGCTTTTGATAGTGGAAGCATTAAACCTGGTGATGAAATAACATTCTGGGCTAAAGAAATTATATCTAACAAGAAAATAATATTAAGTCAGCTAGGTCCTAAGATTGACTTATGGGATGGCATTACAGAAAAATATACTCCTATGATGACTGTTGAAGGAACTGTAACAAAACTAACTTCTTATGGCGCCTTTGTTGAATTAGAAAAAGGTATAAGTGGTTTAATTCATAAATCTAAATTAAAAGAAACAGTTTTGACCAGAGGCGATATTATCAATGTTAAAATTGGTAGTGTTAATGTTAGTGATCGAAAGATTACAATGAACCTAGCATAGCCATGTTTCTGGTTTGGAATATATAAACAAATCAGGAAATACATGTACACTAACGAACAGCTAAATGCCATATATTCTTCAAAGATTGGATTAGAGTTTGAATTCTTTGCCAATGAAGGAATTGACGAAGTTAAGCGCGGCATATCACAGACGCTAAATAAGCAAATAAGAGTCGAAGAAAAAGCACATAGTGATTTTGCGCCTACCGATGAAATATTTAAACTAGAGCCTGACAATTCTGGTGGATCTGGAATGATTGAGCTAGTGACTGGGCCAATGCCGTTTGTTGAATCAAAACTTATTATTGCAAAAACCTTGAAGTGGATCCGTGAAAACGGGTCCACTAATGAGAGGTGTTCTATCCATGTAAATGTGGCATTTGATGGAAAGAAACTAGGAACGCCTACAAATGTATCAACTCTAGATATTGGTAAGTTTGTTCTTAACTTTAATGAGAATGCAGTATATGAAGCTTTCCCTAATAGGAGAGATTCTGTTTATGCTAAATCTATAAAATTTATCGTGCCATTGAGTGGTATGACACAGCCTTCTCCTGAAAGAATTTCATGGAAGAACTATATGTTTGTGTCTGAAAAATATTATGGTGTAAACTTTTCTAAAATACCAAAAAACTACATTGAGTTTAGATACTTAGGTGGTAAAGATTATGAAAAGAAATATAACACTATAATGAATATGACAGAACATTTTGTTGTATCTCTATATGAAAGTTTAGTTGACCCAATTTATAATGAAGAAGATATTAAGAAATTAGACGTCATACTAGAAAAGCATAAAGGTATTGTAGAATCTTACAAATCCTACAGTATATTCAAAAGAAAATTTCCTAAGGTTAAGTTAATGGTAGATCTTAAGACTTATGATCAAATAGTAGAGACCTATTATCCTAAGATGAGGGAAAAGATATTTGAACTATTAACCAAAGCAGGACTTAAGGAAGGTTTGATTAATTATGATTCTGATACTGGCAAGATGCAATTAAAAAATGCAGAGTTAATGAAATGTTTTGAAATAAAAGGAATTGATGTTGTTGATTCTAAAATTCAAGGTAACATTATAGAATGCGATGTATTCAGTTCTGAACTAATTAACTCTTCTGTTTTTGAAAGTAACTTATTTGGTTCTACTGATGTTGCCGATTCTAAAATAGAAGATTCATACGTAAGTAGAAATGTAAATTGCAAAGATTCCTATGTGTTTGGACAAAGAGGTGTTTTCAGTGGGACAATGGACGGAGGTATATTTAGAAAGGGTAGAGCTACTGAGCTTGCACAATTTGAAAATACTGAAATTATTGAAATAGAAAAAATATAAAATAATATTATGGCTAACACTAATAGTTATTGTAATGATCCAGAAGAAGCAGCATGCTTAGACGCGTTAATAAAAGAAATTAATGATGATCTAACTATTGCTTGTCAAATACCCTTTACGGTTCCTAAAAAGGAATTAGCTCATATCATTCAAAGAGCAAAGGGTTACTTCTATAAAATATACGAAGATAGTGTTGAGCAGATGTATATTGCTTTACCTGCTGGGGCTGTACTAAAACAAGACTTTTTACAAGGTGTACCAAAGGGCACAGGGCAAGCTAATGAAGTTATAACTAACAAAAATCAAATATCAAATCCTAGAGGAATTGTACAAATGCCTACAAGAGTATATTCAGTAAATGCTGTGTTTGAGATTGGTGGTTTTTCTGGAGAAGACGGTGGATTCGGCAGTAACAGTTTTAATGCAGGGGATGTTGACTTTTCAATTGACAAGTTTATCTATGATGATGTTTATGGAGCAGGTCTTGGTAGTGAAAATTTAATGTACTATGTAGTTAACTCATTATTTATGGATAATGCCAGACAAGCACTATTGCCACAAATATCATATACATATAATAGATTAACTAGAAAGTTTAGATTCCAAGGAGAGTTACCAACACAAGCATGTATATTTGAAATCTTTTCTACTATTCCAGATTGCGCCCTATTTCAAGATGAAGCATTTGTTAGATATTGTATAGGACAAGCTAAAATTCAATTAGCTCGAATCTTAGGAACCTTTTCATTTAATCTTCCAGGTAACATTACTATTAATTATGACATGATATCGTCGGAAGGTAGAGAAGAAGTAGATAGGGTAGTTGAAGAAATAAAAGCAGACGAAGGTACGGATTACTTTTTCACAGGCTAACTTATATTATAAAAGCTATTAAAGTTAAAGAGAATATATAATAAAAATAATAGTTTAGCATGATAAGAGATATGTATAGCCGGAGTATAGAAGATAATAACTACAGCAGTGATACATTAGAAGTAAGTGATACTTTATCTCAACTAATTTTAAAGATAGAAAACTGTTTATTTACAACCAGGGGAGATGTATTAGGCGCACCTGGTATGGGTGCTAATTTAGATAATTTAATCTTTTCATTGGTGTTAAGTGAGTCAGTTATACAAAATACTATTAATAGCCAGATCACAGCGTATTGTTTACCGCAGATTGGTGGTTTTGCTATTAAGACTAATGTAAGGTTCTTTTCAACAGAAGAACGCAATGGTGCTTTTGTGGACATCTTTGTAGATGAACAAAGAGTGCTAGGAGCTCTTTTTTAAAAAAATAAATTGAATGTCATTTTTTAGTAAAACAAGATTAAAAGCATCGGAGTTATTTGAAGATTCATTCGAATATCTGCAGCGTACCTATGACCAAGCAATTGAGACATTTACACCTGCCTCGCCATTTGGACAAATACTAACAGTGGTTGTTAACTTAGGTGAAATGATATTCTTTTATATTGAAGCAGCATTAACAGAACTAAATATTTCTAGAGCCAGAAACATTGAGTCTATCTACGGTTTATCCAGACTGACTGGGCATGACCCTACACGGGGTATATCAGCAAGAGGTATTATTGGATTAAGACTTAACACGAGTGCGTCTACCCTTCTTAATGGTGACTATGTACAAATTGTAAACGGAGCTAGTCTTGAAATAGGACAAAATGGTTTGACATACTTTTTAAAGTTTGATAGTGACTTTATCAGATTAGACAAAACAACAAAGGCGTTTGTTAATGTTGAAATAGTACAAGGTGAAAGAGACGAACAAATTTTTACAGGTTCAGGAACTCCATTACAAAGTTATAACTTAGCAACAAAGGATCCTACTGACCAATACTTAGCAGAAGTTTATGTTGATGGTGAATTATGGAAAAAAGTAGATTCATTGTATGATATGAATAATGATGAAAGAACTGTGATGCTCAAAACTAGTGTAAATGGTGGATTAAGTATATTCTTTGGGAATAATCAATTTGGACTGCCACCTGCATTAGGTTCACGTATTAGAGTTACTTACATAAAGACTAGAGGTAACGCTGGAAATATTGGAGGTAAACAATTAGACATAAAGTTTTCTACACCAGGTACCGACTCAACTGGCCAGGAAGCAGACTTAAACGAAATACTTGCAATTAACATTACAAGAAACCCAATGTTTGGTTCAGATTCAGAAGATCCTAATTTTACTAGATTAATTGCACCATACCAAAGTAATTCATTTGTATTAGCAAATCCTAACAATTATATTTACTATTTAAGTAAGTATGATTTTTGGTCGTTTATAGATGCTTATAATACAAAGAATGATGAATACTTAGATGATGACAATATTATTTACTTATTTTTAATTCCTAATGTAAAAAAGAAGTTAACTAGTGACTTAGATTATTTCAGCATACCTCAAGTAGAATTTTCAATGACAGCTGACGAGAAAGCAATGACTTATGAAATATTAAATAAAAGTGGAAGACAAGTTGTCACAGCAGAAACTAGGATTGTAGAACCTGTTATTCGCAAGTATGCATTAAATGTTGTAATTAGATATTTTGAAGATTTTGATAAAGATGAAATAAGAGTTGCGATAAGAAAAAATTTAAATGAGTATTTCTTAAATATAAATAGAAGAGATAGAATACCACGCTCAGATCTTATTTCAATAGTTGAGAATGTTGAAGGCATTGATTCTGTAAACATATTTTTTATATCAGAACAAAATGAACAAGCTATCAGAGATGGTTTTTATTTTATTCCTGTTTATGGAACAGATCCTATAACTGATCAAAGAGTATTAATAGAAAACAAAAAAATTGTTTTAAAGACTGATGAAGATCCACAATTAGGATTAGACAGTTTTGGAGATGTAATAATTGAAAATAATGAATTGGCTATTATTAGAGGTGGTTGGAAAGATAGGAATGGAACTTACTTTGAGCCAATACCAGAAGGTAATAAAATTAGTTCACTTAATATATTTTATAAAGAAGCTATTCAAAATAATCTTTATAATAAAATACAACAAGAACGTTATAACGCTACACAACGAAGTAGAGGCACAACAATAGCAACTGGTGCAAATTCTGCTGGTTTAAATACCGGGAGATTACAAGGTACACCTGCTATTGAGCAATTGAACAATTAGGAAAATAATTATGGCAACAGTTAAAGACACTAATACTGGCTATCCAAGTTTATATAGAGCTACATATGAAGAGGGCTGGGAGCTAAAGAATACAGGATATGATTATTCTAAGAATTTATTGAATAACACGATGTCTACATATATGTTTGGTAATACACATATTAAAAAATTCTTGGAAGATTATCTAACGCCTATCATGGTGTTTTATATAAATAAGGTTAAGTACGTAAGAATTTTTTATAACTTTGCAGTACCTAAGTGGTATCAAAAAATAAACTAATAAGATAGTGAATCGTTGGCAACATCTATACTTTTTTGATAAAGAAGGTAAGAACTACAATATGAATTATGACACCACTGCAGATAAGTGGACTGGTGACATTTTCCTACCCCAAGTTTCTATTGATTTATTTGAAGTAGGACAATTATTTATTCTACAAAAACTAATTGATTCTTCAAATGGTTCCTTTCAGTATGGTTATCCTCATGGGTATTCAGATGGAGCTACAGGAGATCCTACTGGCGAAAGCAGTTGCGATTGGGAAGCAGAATGGAAAACAGAAACACCTACTGAGTTATTTCTTTTTCAATTTGATAAAGACTTTAACACAGGTACTCAATCTGCATTGGTACAAGAACCTGATGGGCCGCCTTTAGTAAAGTATACAAAACTTAGTATTCCTGTTGACTATACAGACGGGCAAACTGTTGATAGTGATGGATATATTATTACAAGTAGAGTGCGGTCGGTTGCTTTACAAATTAATATAGCGTTTTCTTCTGCTGACGAAAATACATATAAGAGAACTTTAGAAATTACTGATAAGTGTACCAACACTGTGATTGCAGAATTTACAGTATGGGCTGAGAGTATTGAGGAAGATGAAAGATTAAGAACTATGACTCAGAACATGGGTTATAATGTTATAGCATCAGACAGTACAATATTTAGAGATACTAATCTAAAAGAAGCATTACCTGATTTTGTAGAGATAAATCTTAAGCGTAAGGAAATTATGATGGAAGGTAGTAATATTTACCCTTTCATTGGTTCTTATAGAGGTTTGATAAATGCTATTAAGTTTTTTGGTTATAATACTTTAAAGGTTAAAGAGTTTTGGAAAAATGTAAATGCAAATTCTCCACAGTTTGGAAAGTATATCCAAAGTAATACAGTAGATTTGTTTTCTCCTCTTGTTGAGTTTGATGATAAGAGTATAACTTTACCAAATAAAAACTTTAGAAAGACTAGCATGTTTAGTCTTATTTATAGGATTAATAAAATTACTCCGAATAGTTTTACTGATGAGGATTTACCAAAGACAGAAGAAGTCCAGGATTTTACTATAGAAGAAGTCTTAATTAAACTGTTTGGTTTAAAAAGAAAATTAGAAAAAGAATACCTTCCACTTAACGCTCATATTAAAGATATTACAGCAGAGGGTGATTACTTTGGTTTATTAGAAGTAACCAACACAATTAGTAGGAATGATACAAATACACTCCAGGTTGGTATAAATACAGATTTTAAAGTATCACCAACAGGTTGTGCATATTTAGAAGATCTTAGAGATTTTGATACTTTCTGTTTAAAAGAAGCTGCATACGTAGGAGTTACCCCTGCTCATTCAGGTGCTATCATAAATTTCTGTAATGCTTACGTTGCTCCACTTGCAGCCGGAACTACCGCTGTTGGCCAAAATATGATAATGGGACCTTACACACCAGGTCAAGCTTTGCCTGCTCCACCAATAGGGCCAGATACTAATTCAGTATTAGGTACTTTACAAGATGGTGCAGACATAACTATTGCTGATGTTGCTGGAGTATATGCTGCTTACTTTTCAAGGTATGCACCTAACTTAAATAGAACTCAAGCAGGTTTTGTAGAAGGAGAATCTTCAAAAAGTTTACCAGACCAACCAGGTGTTAAGTCTGGCGCTTTAATAACTTTAACTAATGATAGCTTTAATAATATAACATGGGATGCCGTGGATAGCACGTGGGATGATTTAAATAATGCTAATGATTTCTTTACTTTTGACTTTAATATACAAGGTATAGAAGTAGGAGACATTTACGCATTAACAGATACTGCAACAAATACTGGAGCTACTCACACAGTAGCAATTGGTGACACTGTTCAATCAGTAACCACTTCACTGTATAATCAAATAGCATTATTAAAAACAAATCAAACAGATCCTTGGTTGTGGTTTGATTGGTCACAAGTAACGAATGATATTGGGCCATGTATTCGATCTTATGGTAATGACGGTTTTAGATTTAAAGCTACTGTGACTTTAGCAAGTGCTGGAAATTATCCTAGAAGTACAGGAGGTCAGTTTACAACAAATCAACTAGCTGGTGAAACTTTATTTACATGGGATGGCATAGGGTCTGGTAATTTTACAGAAATTGAGTGGACTGTTTATAAAGATGCAACACCAGGCATTTCTCCTGCATATTATTTTAAAGTAAGAGGTGCAATTGGTACATACGGAACTTATCCTATAACTCTACCATACATTGGAGATTATAATGTTGAAATGAAATTATTTGATGTATATAATAGTATATCATCTTCAGTTAAAACATCGGCCATTTGCGTTGATGAAAGAGAAGTAGAATATTCTGGGTGGTACCAGTCAAGAAAGTTAACTTACACCTGGAACAATGAAGGAAGTTATATTTGGAATGATTATGGAGCTCTATGGGATTTACCTATCGAACCGTCTGTTACTTGGGATGATGAGAGTCCAAGTTTATATGAATCATTAGATAGAGTTAACGCAATCTTAAATACTTTTGGAATAGGAACTAACACTGATTTTCAATTAATGAATTATCAGAACAACGGAAATGCTAGTTTTAGCGGCCCATACCAATGGAAGAATTTAAATTCTAAATCTAGCAATTGGGATAATGCTTATCATTTATGGTGGGACATGACATTAACAACTGGTGACTCTCCGGCTTTTTTCCAATTTGATGAAATGCAACCTGTTAGCTATTTAAAAATAGTTGATAAAAATGGCATAGCAGGTACAGAATATTTTGGTCCTACTGTCGATACATTAAGTGAAGCAGTAGCTATACTTAACCTAAGCAGCAATCCTATTATTAACAAGTATGTATATAATTTAGTAATGAATGCTGCTAGTGATGAAATATTTGTGCAGGCAGTATCTAGATATTATGGAGTGTATGGAGATTTTACATCCGTTGACATAGTAGATGAAAATGGTAATAGAATATGCAGTGATGCAACTGGCGCGGGTGCTTGTGATAGCAGAATTTACAAATCTGGGCAAAGCATATCAAATAACCCAACATGGAATACTGCTAAATTTATTAATGATGGAAAGGTGTTGCCACCAATGACATGGGCAATGTTTGTATACAATAAATGTAGGATAGTTGGTAAGGCAGAACCTAAATGGACTATCTCTAATACTACTGACTCATCAGTGGCAGATATATATTTTGAAAGTAAATATTTGACATACCTTTTTAAAGAACCAGGAAAGTACGCAATAACGCTAGAACTTACTGATACTAATGGGAATAAATATAAAAAGAGTAGAAATATCTTAAATATAAAACAAATTAAAAATAAAATAAATTAAACAAAATGGCCATAAGCGTAACAACCATATTGGGCACTGATTCTTTATCCGGTTCAAGACTAGTAATAAACGATAATTTTAACGTTCTTGCTAGTGAAATTAATGCAATGGAAGTATATTTTACTCCAAGTGCAGGTACTATCACTAACTTAACTAATGTTTCTACTGAAGCATTGAGAGTTGGTTTAAATACAATATTGCTAGATATAAGTGCTAGTACATTTGATATTTTAACAAATGTTAATATGACTGGTAATCTTAGCATGAATGGTGGAGGTATATTCAGAAATGATACTAGCCCAGTCACACAAAACGATACTCTTGCTGGTGCAGGAATGACGTTGAACATTGGGACAGGTACTGCTATTCCACCATATACTATGTGGAGAGTTGGAAATTCAAATACTGGTGTTACATTAACATTATCTTTAAATAATGGTAGTATTGGACAAGAAATATTCTTTGTTTATACTGAAGGTACAGATAAGGTTACTATTAATGGTGTAGCAAACAACTTGGTATTAGATCCTCCTACTTCATTTAATATAGATTTAACTGGGCTTGGACAGAGCGTACATCTTTTAGCAATTGACAATGGAGCTGGCGCTGCAGTTTGGTATATTGTTGGTGGTCAAGGATATGTAATTTCATAAAAAATAATTAAAAGCTAAAAATGGCAACAACGCCCTTAATCAAAACACCACAAGCAGACGGTGGGACGTTTTACACGTTCTCATCATCGGCAAAAGACTTGTCTAGGACTCTTAATAATGATAATCTTAAGCTAGTCTTTTCTAATTTTGTGCTTCTTAACTTACCAGATATGGATAGGTTAGATCCAACTACATTTAGCCAATATCAAAACTATATGCAGTTTGATACTATTGACGGTGCAATATGGAGTGGAGGTCTAAAGGGTGATCCTAATGTTAACTTTACAGAGAGTCTTCAAAATTACGCGCTAAACTTAGAAGAACTAATCATTAGTGATGCAGGATACGATAACACAACTAATTTAACTGTAACTGAGAGAGTATTCTTTAAATGGTTGAAGGAAACTGGAGCAATGCGGTTTCGTGAAGCTACTGTTTTAGAAAAAGCTGGGAGTGTAGTAACACCAAGGTTTTGCGAAGAGGATGAAATTTTAACTGGAACACGACAGTATAGAAGAGTTGTAAGGTATATAGGTGCAATTGATATTGTGAATAATGTAGATGTAGCAGGTGAAGCTTACACAGAACTCTATATAAATGTACCAACTGAAGTAGGTAGAACTCCTACAATACTCTTTGATTCAATCTCTGATACGAATTATAGTCCATCTCTAAAAATACAAGGAACAAGTGAGTATATCCTTGGGCGGAACGCAGCAACAGTTCATCCGCAAGGATTAGACATTTTAGCTTGGTATGATTATGACCAACCACTTCAAGGCGGTGGTCCTGCAGGTTATACTGATCCTAATGCAAACTGGATGGATGAAGCAACACCACCTAATACAGTAGATGCTTACTTTACAGAACCAACTTCTTTTACAAGTGTTCTTAACGCTAACATTAGAAAATATCCTGGAGATTACAGTAATCCTACAGGTTATAATGGATCTGCTTATGTAAGAAGTGAACTTGATGGAATTAGTGTAGACTTTAATCCTAATGACTATCAGCAAATTGTTACAAATCCTGCTGTAAGTACTATACCTCAATTTAATGGTAGTGATTTAGCACAGTCATTTGAATTTAATGCGGTACTAGTTTATTATGACATGGTTGATCTTTCCGATTCATCTAAGACAACAACAAACTTATACGGTATTTTATTATTAGACAATATCACACCAACAACAGATGGTGGTTATATTCAAAGGTACCCAAAATTTAAACCTAATCCAACCACTGGGCAGAATGGTAATAGTTATGGATTTAAAATTAATTTAAGATTTGATGCTTCTCCTGGTTCTGCAGGTATTGATACTATTGTAAATGATTACAATACTTTTTCAATGGGTCTTTTCTCCGATGCATCTGCTCAGCTACAGGCGTCTGCTCAAATATTTCAGAGACAGCAACTAGAGATTGCTGATATGGAAATTAGATTGGCAGCAGTAGAAAATACTTTAAGTTCTGTTAGCACATCGGCATTCTTACAATCACAAATTGACGGTTTACAGATACAAGTTAATAATGCGTCATTAGCTTTTGCAAGTAGTACCACCTTATTGGATCTTATTGCTAAAAACTCTGATGAAATTCAAGCATTAGCTAATGGGGAGGTTACAACTACATTACAATATAATACAGCAGTAGTAAGACAAGGTCCTGGCATTACAATTAATACTAACACTCCTAATCAAATACAAGTTATAAATAATGTACAAGCATATAACTTAATGGTGCCGCAAGACATTAATGATGCACAGATTACTGTTGCTAATCCATTAAACTTAAATGTTGTATCTCCACGAGTATTTACTGATTTAGGAACTTATACTAATATGTTACGCCTAGACACTATAAATGAAGCTGCTGGGAATCTTGATATTTTTATTGATGACACGAGTGTACAGTGGAGAACTGGGCAGACAATGAGGTTAACTTTTAACAATGTTCCTTTGGTAGGTTCAAGAAATATAAGGATATACACAGATGCATCAAACAGATTAAATACTGGTTTATATGGTGTTTTGGCTGCAACTATACCAAATGCAGATTTAAGTACCCTTCCAATAATTGATTTAATATGCACTGAACAAGGTGTGTTAACTTTCGTCTATGATGTGGTCAAATAAATAATAAAATTGAAACTTAAATAATGGCTGAAAATAATTCAATACAGACAATGCTCCCAGAGTTGTTAAGACTCTTTAACAATTCACTAGAGAGCTTTGAGAAAGTTAATCAAGCGATTACTTCAAGCAGAGATTCTGTAACTGTTAACATTCAAAATAATGATGGAACAAATGCAAGAATTACTGTTCCTAGTTTTGGGTACCTTAAAAATTCAGTTGATAGATTAGATACAAATATTAATACTCTTACTAATTTTAATGATGCCAACAGTTCAATAAGATTACCTGACGGAACATTCAGAAAATTAGTTTTAGCAAAGCTACCAACAGAAGCACCTGATTTAACTGCAATGAATTCTGTAAATGAATTTAATGTTAAACCTAACTGGTTTTTTGAGGAGCTGATCAATCCATTACTTTACATTTCTTTTAATATTACAGGACAAGCACCAATTGATACAGAGAGAGCAATTGTTCAAAGATATATTTTAGACACTAACTCACAAAGTAAAATTAACTTTTTTCAGAATCAGTATAACGGTAGTGCTGATATTGCTTATGATACTTTTCTACAGCAAATAGTTGAAAAAAATATATCATATGTTTTAGATGAGGCTGTTGTTGATCTTCCGCCAAGAGACAAGAGGTTCTCTGGTAATTTTAGTGTATTAAGGATTGGTGAAGAATCAGTTACTGAAACAGTAAATGGAATAGAGCAAACGGTAATTCAATCTCTATACAAATTAAATAAAATATTCTATTCAGATACACAAACAGACTTTCCTGATACAGTACAACTTAAAGTTGGAGATAGTTTAGAAGTCATTTCTACACCTATTGATACTCGATATACTGCAACTCAAATTGATGCAAGCACTAACTCTGTAACCGTGAGATTGCAAGAAGGATCAAGAACAATCTCTATTGGAGCTGATATATTAAAAATAGGTTCTAGTTTAAACGATCTTGTTGAGGTTGATGTAACTGTTGGATTTAATGAAAGGTGTGTAACCTTTATTAAGCCTATAGATCCAAACTCTAAAATTCCTGCTGTTAACTGGTCTCCAGGTAGCGGGTTTTATACAAATGATTTAAATACAATTGACCCTAGTGGTAATCAACAAACATTAGCAAACTATTATCAAAATAATGCAGTTGACTTCGGAAGATACCTTTTATCCTTTGCATCAGATAAAATGCCAACAAGTAGAGAAGGTTTAGTTCCTAATGCACCGGTCCTATCGTCTGATGACTTTACTGTAACTTTAGTAAATGGTCAAGTTAGCAACTCAGATACAATTGTACAGCTTAAAGATTTAAATAATCAAAAAAATACTGTCCAGTCTTCACTAACTGAATTAGATACTTCTATAGCTCAAAGTAGAACTAAAATACAAACAACAAATTATTCTACTGAAGTTGAAAGGGATGCTGACAGGAATGCTTTACAAGGTTTAATTACAGAAAGAGCATCGCAAGCAAAATTGTTCTCTTCAGTAGTAACAGAAATTGATGCATCGGCTAGCGATAATTCAGTAAGTAGCGTATCACCTAAATATAGAGTAAGAGGGTTTTGGTCAATGCCGATTGAAAAATCTGCACCTGAAACTGGAGTTCAAGATATAATAAAATTTGAATATAGATATAGATATTTGTCTCCTGACGGCGCAGCTAATCCTGTAGATCAATTTACATTTACTGATGGGTCTGGGACAAGCCAAGGTGCTTTTTCTAACTACATTGTTGTTAATAGCATATTAAGACCAAGAGTTAAAAATACTATAACAGGATTATATGAATGGGTTGCTATAGATGATGATAATGCAGATTCAGTAAACATCAACCAATTAGACATACCAATTAGAAAAGGTGAGCAAGTAGAAATACAAGCAAAATCAGTTTCTGAAGCAGGATGGCCTTCTAATCCACTAATGAGTGATTGGAGTCCAGCAGTAAGAGTTGACTTTCCAGCAGATTTAAGTTCGGATAATGCAATTGAATCAATTTTAGAACAAAATCAAGAAGATCTTGCATCAGTTGCATTAAATGAAAATTTAGAATCGATAGGTCTTCCTACGCATTTGAGTAGTTCATTTACTGCAAACGAAACTTATTATGCTCACTCAACACCTGTAATAGCATCAGGGTTTTTGTCAGAGAATCAAACACCTATAGATTTATTTTCTAAATTAACATCAATGCAGAATCAGTTAGATTTATTTGCAGAGATATTAAGTAATGCTAAAGGAGAGCTAAAAACTACTTTGGTTGATGATTCTGGTAATACATTTAATTTAAGACAAAATGCTGTAACAAAAGTGTTCGGTGGATTTTATGCTCAGGAAGTAAAAGATTTAGATGATCCAAGAGGAGCTATAATTTCAAAAACATATTTTATTAATGTTGCTAATACTTCACAAACTGTATTGCAATTAATTGCTAGGATTACTGGTAACCGAGGAAGAATGGTTAAGCAATCAGAAAACCCTGGTTCTGTTACATCGGAGTTTGCTAATGGTTCAGCTATCTTGCCAGCAACATATTCATGGCTAGATAATTCTGCAATTAACCAATCAAACAATAGAGCAACATATAGATCAGATGATGTAGATTATAACACGATTAGAAAGTATGACCTTACACCAATTCTTTTAACTAATCCTGATGTAACTGCTGCAACACAATATGGGCAAATGGTTTCATTACCACCGTTTCAGTCAACACAGAACAAAAATCAGTTTATTTATAGCAGGTATAGCGATGTTTCTGCTGAAGGTAATTTTTATTCTTATATTAATCCAGACTCAGTAGGTGGGGTCCTTGCTGGAAATTATACTTTTAATTTAGATACTATTGAAAATATTTATAGTGCAAATAGCGCATCAACTGTAGCAACACCAGGTACTGAATTTATTTGGGGTGGCGGTTTTACAGCAACAGGCGCACCAACAACACAACCTACATATCCTAATGCAAATGATGATGTAGTACAAGTTTCAGTTGCTCACCCATGGTTGACTAGCTATACTACTTATAGAAACGCCTACGTAGCATTAACTAAAGATATAGCAACTTTACCTGTAACTCAAGCAGGAGCAGTTGATTGTACATCGGCAGTAGCAGGAAATGGCACAGCAGCAGTTATGTTTAGACAGTCTAAATTTGCTCCGCTAAGAGTAGATGATACTTTTGGAAAACAACAAGCAATATATTTAAATGAAAATGTAAGTGATTTAATGGAATATGCAGCAGCTAATACAATTGTATTTGATAGCACACCTGCTCAAACGTTAGAGGCTAGCCCATCATTAGTTAATGTACAAAACTTATCTGATGTAACTGCTGGGAGTTATGTAAATTATTCTAGGAATGCAAAAACATCATTTGACGGGTTTGACCAATATATGTTAGGACAACAATCATGTGGTTCATATTTATTTGTAAGTTCAGATAATCATTTAAATATTCAAGTTGACGGTGATTCAATTCAATCATACGAGACTATTGCGTTTGGGCAACAGAATGCTATAACTATACCATTAGTATTTCAATACAGAATGACTGATTATTTTGGAGTAACATCAGGATCTGGTTTAGGCAATATTGCCGGAGACTCTTCAGGTAATACTGTAAACTTAACATTTGCAAAAACTATAGGAATTGACATATATCCTAATAACAGCGATGTAGTCCAATTTGACATAGAAATTTCTGCGAAATATAGATCTGACCGTTTGAGTATTGATAATTTCCCTAAAGCGACAGTAACAAATAGTTTAAATGATTTAGAAAAAGTAGTAAGCTCGCTTTCCCCTTCATTGGCACAAGCACAAATTACAACCAGCGGATCAGAAACTAATAACTTCTTTAGTCAAGGCTAATGATAGAAAATTTGCAGTTTACATAATCATCCTTATTTTTATCTTTATCTTTTGGTGAATATATAAAAAAAAGTAAAAGATAAACATGCCTGATCAACTACTCGACAACGCATCTTATGGAATAATAAGGACTAACCCTAAACTTACAGGTAATGTTAAGGTGGTTTCAGATGGTATTGACATTTACTTAGAATCATTTTCTGCAAATACTGAACTATCATCACAGAGATTTAAAGCATTCAAGGTAGATGAAACTAGTACCTATGATCAGGACGTATTCCGATTCTTTAACAATGGCAAAGTTCCAATAGCTTCAGCATATGAGATAGGGCAAGAGTATGAAGATACTGCCATTCTTGCAAATTATAGAAACCAATATGAGATGCTCTACTGTGCAGGCACCAGGTCTGTTGCATCAGAGTCATATTCACAAAGTTTAGCAACTCTTGCGCCGCTATGGCTAAATAAACAAATACCTAATTCATTTGTAATTTTTAGGTTAGATGACCCAGCGGCTGTCAATAATGTAAACGCAACTTTTGAAAATGAAAATGGTACTAATGCACAAACTTCTGCTAACTTTTCAAAGCAAGTGCTAGAAAACTGTACTGCAATTAAAACATTTGATTTAAGTGAAGGTTCTGCTTTAGGATCTTACATTCGGAACTACAGGAACCAAGAAGAATTTCCAGAAGTTCCACTAAATGTTAGTTGGAGAAAGGATGAGCCGATTCTTTGGAATGGTATATCTTATAAAAGTGGTGGTTTTACAAGCAGTGGTAATTTTGCATATGAAGATATTGTAGTTAAAGATTCTACTATTATACAAGATGAGTATTTATTTACTCAAGGCTTTCAAAATAACGGAGTTCTTTTAGCTAATCTTTTAAACATGGAGTTT